AGATTACTTAGGTCCATTATACAGGTATCAACTCCCAATCAGGTGTCTGTGAGTCTGAAACCACTGACCATCCGGGTGTCTGTGAGTCGCTGATTGCAGACCAATTTGGTGTTTGTGAATCATCTATTTCTCCCCAAATCTGTACACTTGATAGTCCTGTCGTTCCTGCTACTCCAGTAACACTTACAGTGACTCCGGTTCCGCCAGTTGCCGTTACCGAACCCACACCACCAGTACCTGCTAGACCTGTCTCTTCGATACTGACATCTATTGTTACCGATTCAGCACCTACTGCCCCAGTACCTGCTAGACCTGTCTCAGCGATACTGACATCTATTCTTACCGATTCACTTCCTACACTACCTGTTGCCGCTAGACCTGTCTCAGCGATACTGACATCTATTGTTACCGATTCAGCACCTACTGCACCCGTTCCCGCCAAGCCTGTCTCAGTAATATTAACATCTATTGTTACCGATTCAGCACCTACTGCACCCGTCCCAGCTATACCCGTTACATCAACGGAAACTGGCTCACCCCATGTACCGGAACCCCAAGTAGAACGGCCCCAACCAGTTATACTTGCCATACTACGCTATACGGATAATCGCATCATCTGCATCTGGCGTTGGGAAAGTAATCGTGAACGTACCAGCAGTGGCAGTCTTGTCTGCACCGAAATCCAGAACAATAACCGCCCTATTAGATGAACTACTGTTATAGATCAATGCCCCCCTAGCAGTAAATGTTGCCGTAGTCCACTCAGTATTAGCGAAATCGGTAAAGCCAGTAGTACTGCCACTGGAAGGATCAACCCGTGTTAACGAGTTCCCCCCATTAGTATAATTTGTACCAGTAATTTCATTTATCCCACTACTAGCCCACGCAGTAGTTCCAGCACCTAGTGATGCACTGCTTGTAAACAATGCAATCTTGAATGTATTTCCACCGGAAAGGAGGAAATTATGCTTCGCCTCCAGCAATTCCTTCTTAAAAGACGTACACATCGCTTGAGTAATAGCCATTACAACTTCTCCACTGAATTAGCTAAATCATTATGACCTGCTGAACGTAGCAGGGTGATTACCTTGGAGCGATCCTCTTTGATCGCCGTCTCCATATAGTGGCTGAAAACCTTGCGAATACGATCCTTGAACGCCTTCGCCTGATCCACAATCAACGGATGAGCATCCTCCCCTATAGAAATAACCCGTTCCGTAGCACAGTCAGCCCAATACTCCGGCCCCAAAGTAGAATTATGTGAAGTTGTTACAATCACATTACCGACCTCGCCGTTAATCATGCCTTAGCCACCCTTATCGTGCCATCACGATACTCATCACCAGTCATGCGTCCTTCGGCCTGTACCTTGAGAAGGGACAGTGCTTCCTGATATCTCTGTTGGTATACCTGCATCATATCCGGGTCACCCTTCATGTAGGTATATGCCTCTACGAGAGAGCCATATAGCAGAACCGTGTCAGCATTGGTTCCAAGCCAAGACGTATTAGAAGTATCTGTTAGATCAACGATAGTCGCAGGCTGATAGTAGTAGTGAAGCTCTGTCACATAGTTCGCATCAGGCGTAGGCCCGATAATGAAGGTATCCTTATCAAATACCCCATAATACTTCGGAGTACCTTCTGTAGACGCATTTGGATATGTCGATCTGATAAAGTTCACATCCTTATTCAATAAAAATATCTGGTTGCTGGAACTTGTGATCGACAAAGACAACGGAAAAAGAAAGTCCGAAGGCATAGCTAGATACGCACTACCATCAGTCATGTTACCTGCCTGATTCTTACGATTCACGGGCAGATTGACTGAACGATAGATACGCTGTTCAGCTTGCTTCACAAATGTAGGAATCGCATCAGAAAAAGCTGTTTCAGTATTGTTTGCATAATCCTTGATAGCGGCTACCAGTTCAGCGTAGGTCATGTAGTCACCTTCACGGTACCGACTTGACCATGAGCCACGAGATTTCCAGCACCACCTGCACCCCCGTTTCCTACAGGATCAAACGCAAAAAGTCTTCTACTGGCATCTTGTGCAGTATCCGGTCGAGCATTTCTAATCGCTTGCGGATCAGCATAGTCACCAAGCCTGCCTAGAAAGTTCTGTGGCTGATCTTCATCAAGCATATCTTTACCGACCATCAGCCCAGTCATACGTCCAGCCTTAATCTGAGGCACCAAATCTTTCAGCTTATATCTGAATCCAGTACGGTCGCAGAACCCGAACGCATATTTCCCGTTAGCAAATCTAGCCATCAGGAATACCCTCCGGGCACAAAGTGTACAGAGGCTCTATCACGATCCCCCGACTGTGCCAGATCCCACTGTATTTCATACTCAGCCTTAAGCTCGGCAGATCTTCCAAACGCTTCGGGCCTCTTCTGTGCAATATGATATGCTAAGCCGGAGACAAGTGCAGGAAGAAAACGGGCAGGAACATCGGGATTCGTAGATCCTACTGCTCCTGTATCTTCGATTCTCCTTATCTTCTGATAAGCGAATGTGTATACCTTGTCTGGTGTCGGCCATAAATATGCGACCGGAGCAGCAGCCTGTTTATCAATATAGATATTTACAGGACGCCCTTGGGTAAGCTTGTTAGGTATCGTGGAGTACTGGGATACGCTGAACCTTGAAAGGGGCTGATCATTCTGTGATGTACCCGTTCCTTCGCGAATCCAGTATTGAATCAGATCAATCGTATCCGCTGGTAGCGTATAGCTGGAAGTACCAGCAACTGTACTGGCAGTATCTTGCTCTACGCACCAGAAGTTGAGTCCACGGTTTGCCCACTCAAGACTCATTAGATTCAGAGAGCGACGAGCCGTTTCGATATCATAGCCCGTCTTCGACTGAAGGCCGCATCTCTCAAACGCTTCTTCGATAACCTCTGAGATCTCAAGATTGAATGTCGCAGTTCCTGAGGTAGCCATTAGTTATCCATGAACTTTTTGCAGGCGGCCTTATTCGCATTTACAACACCACTAGGTGTGGTAGATCCAGTTGAAATAACCCCACCGCTTCTCAATCCGGGGAGATCCCTGAACCTGACACTCTTAGCAAGCTTCTTAATCATGCCGCCATCTGCGTATTTTTCCCACCTATCCGCTACCTTAGGCTCATTAGCATGCATATACCGTCTCTGCTTCTCACTCTTAAATGGCATTAGAATGCTCTCCAGTCGGGATACTTATCAGCAATATGACTTGTATGCCCAACCTCTTCTTCGTGATCAGGATAGTTTTCTGCGAGCCTACTGTAATATCCCCAGTTGTGATCAGCTTCTGCCTTTTTCTTGGCAACCTCGTTGTACTCAGGAACACTACTCTCTTTTTTCTTAGCCATTAGTAGCTCTTCCTCATAGCCAGCATAATGGTATAGCGGTCCCCGCTGCTGGCTCCCGTAGTGGTAAAGTCGATATCTCCGGTTGGGCTAGACGCATTATTTGTAAGGGGTCCAGCCTGACGAAAGTCGTAGAATCCATATCCACTAAGGGTCCAACAGATAGCGTCCGTACTGGCAGACCATAGAATATCTACGGTCATACCGGAGCAGTCATACCATATCTGCTGGATTGTTACGCCAGTACAGGTTTTTCCGGTGCCGGATTCGGCTTGGAGAGCGGAAACATCTACCTTGGTCACGGAATCTTCGTTACTACTACCACCGGAGATGTTGGTAAACTTCATAACGGCGATTCGGTCGCCATCTTGGATCGTTTGTGACGTTACAGCCATCTTATTCTCCCCGCGAGGACAGGACTCCTAGTCCCGCTCACAATAGGAGATATGACCACCCACCCTTAGATGGGTGGCCTTATCTCAGTTTAACTAATCATCTCTTACTGATCGGAAAAGGCAGGTACATCCGCACCTTCCTGATAACCCCAGATGATCCAATTTGTTGAATCTTTTGCCAGAAGATTGATTTCAAATAAACCAAAATCTGTCAGGGTTAGTATAGAGTTTGAGTTACCATCAGCGTAAACAGAAACATTGTCTGCGTTGGAATCCAAATGAACGATGCCACCGATGTAGTAATTGGTATCGGAGCCAGTATCAATAATCAGATTCTCCGCTTCTTCTGCCGCACCGCCATAAATGATCCTCATCCACACCCCCGCCGTAGGCGACGGAAGGGTAAGTGTCCGGTTTGAAGTAATCGCCGGAACAACATTAATCCTGCCACCATTAGCGGTAGCAGTCAGAGTGGTGTCTTCATCACCCAATGTGATCGGAGTAACCTGCAATCCCGATCCATCTAAGCTGAATTCCGTTGAGATCGCACCAGTTGTCGAGTTCTTCGATACTACGTCAAATCCGTCTTCGGATCTGACTGGTCCTGAAAAAGTTGTGTTAGCCATTACTTTCTCCTGTCGTGGCTAGTGTCTACCAATCTCTTGATAGTCAGGAAAAAAAGAAAGGGTGGGAACAGTCCAAACATAGAACCGTCCCCACCCCCTATTCACTACGCTCCGGGTGAACCCCAGATCCCTAATGGATCTGAGACACCAAAGCTGTACCGCTCGCGAGCCTTGTAACGCACGTTTCCGGTATCAAAGTCACCGTCCATGCCCGTCTCAAGTGCTACACGATTAAAGTGCTTCAGTCCATTTGGAACATCGGTAAGCAGGAACCACGCATCCGTATCAGTTAGATAGTGATTCACAACTGTCCCACCCGGAACAACACCCATCGAACGCACAGCGTTGATGTCGTTGTCCGCAGTTCCGGGACGAAGCTCAGATTGCATCACCCTCGCCGCGACAAACTGCAAGTCGGGCGGAATAACGAGTGTCTGGGGACGAGCAGCGATCATCAGACCACGCTCATCTGTCCATTTACCAATCTGAATTACAGCGGCCTCAAGAGAAGTCTCATTGAGATCTGCCGCTGTAGATTGAGTGTTTGAATTCGTTCCACCCGAAACAAGTGGGTGAGAAGCCGAAAACAATGCTACACCATCACCACTTGAATAAGCCGTGGTAAATCCGTTGTTCAACGGAACAACAGCCTTAACCTGCTTGGTGTGGGCCATGGCGCGAGCCAAAGCTTTGGTATAGCGAGCCGACAAAGAATCATAAAGATTGTCTTCGATAGCTTCTTCCGTAATGGCGAAGCCCATCGCAATCGTTTCATGGTTGTACCGCGCCGTGAAAGATTCCTGTGCGGCGTCATAAGAAATAGCGTCCCCTTCATCCTTCACCGGGGCCGCATCGAAGCCCGAGAGCTTCACTTCTTCTTCAAAAGACCGATCCGAACTTTCCGTCTCATAGATTTCGGTATGCTCGTCATCGTACCGTGCATACTCCATTCCAAAGAGCGCGTTAAGTCCCGGAAGTAGTTCCTTGAGAAGTTGTGCGCGTGATATAGCCATTGATCAGTCTCCTATTACACGCCAGTGGCGTTCAAATATGAATGATTGGAGGCTGATCCACTCGACGCCGCATTAAACTTAACGATAACGTCGGGATAGGCATCACTCGCCGTGGTTCCTTTCGGAGGCAGGCTGTTCGGTCCATCAACAAAGTCGATGATCCGAAGTGGAAGCGTGTTCGTTGCGGCATGAGAACCTCCATCCAAAGCATTCTTGGATTTACCAATAGAAGTGCTACCAGCCGTTTGAACCACAGCCGCGTTATATCCACGGTCTGTAGTGTTCATCGCTTCATCGGCCTGCATTTGCATTAAAACAAAAGGGTCATCTATAACATAAGCCATCGCATCAGTTGCCGTTGTAGACGCAGGCCACTGCGTGTTAAACGTCTTCTGATTTGTTGTGCTTGGCGTATAGGAACACCCTACAAAAATTCCTACTGCTGTTAGCGCGGTGGTGCCATTATCCAACTCAATCTCACCATCTGACGCTACCTTCACAAAATCACCGTTAAAAATGGCGGTGCCATACCCACTGCCGATAGGCAGATGCCTCACCTTGCCCGTCCATGAGCCGGAAGCACTAAGCGTACCAATTGGCCTCGCACCATACGGTGTCGCTGTAGTAGACATAATTCTTTCTAGTTCCTAGTTCTGGACATCTAGCGGCTTCCG